AAAAATTATAAATTTAAAAAAGAAATACAAACAGGTACTGGATTGGTGGCTGCGGCTTTAACTAAACTAAATAGTATTATTTCAGATAATTTAAAAAAATTAGGAGATAATCCCACCTTTGGCACTAGTAGTACCGCAACTTATACTATTAAAGGAAAAGAAACACAATCAACAATACCTATTGATATTAAATTAGAAGATTTTTATTATGATAAAACTAATAGTAAATTAGACACTAGTGACCCTATAGATTATAAACAGTCCTACCAATTTATATATAATACATCGCCAACAGGAGACACAGACCCTAATTTTGTTAAATATAAGACTGAAACCGCAACACAATTACCAAATGAAAGTTATTTTATTTTTGATGGTATAAGCGAAGGTGATAAAAGTTTTATTGAAAAAATTAATGATTTAGAAAAACAGTTAAAAACTAAAAAAACTGAAATAGAACAAGAATTAACAAACGCACTTAAAGATACTTTAGAATTAAACCTTGGATTTAAACCAACCATAAAAAACATGGCCGGAGTTTTATTAGCTAATTCAGAGGCGTTTTTAAGAATTTTAGATGAAGTACATAAAAGTGCTTGGAACAAAAGAGACGACCCAACAAGGAGAAGGGCGATAATAGATAGTGTGTCTAACAGTACTTCTGTAGATAGACCTAAGATTGCAAGATCTAACTCCCCTGTTTTCCCTTGGCCTCAATTTATTGTGGAAGACAATTCTAATCCGAGTAAAACAACTTATCAATTAAAATACCCCGGAGACTATCCTGCAGAAACAGGATCAAACGATTATAATATTTGGCCAGAAGTTGAATTTGTGGAAGAGTACCTTTATGGGTTTACGCAAAGAAACGCTCAAACTAATTTTATAACAACACAGAATCAAAAAGTTAATTTACCTTATACAACTTTAAACTCTATTGAGTATCCGATAACTTTTGAAATATTCTCAAGTACTGAAGATGTTAAATTTATATATGAAATATATGAAAGAGTTTTAACCTATGCTTTTTATTCTAAATTAAATAGGGATGGTAGTAATGAAAATAGTATTTATAAAGTTATAATAGACATGGAGGTCGAGAATATAAAAAATTCTTTAGGTACTGATAATCCATTCTTAATTGAACTTTTAAAAAACTATAATTTTAATGCAAGAAACTTTGAATTAATTTTAAAACACATATCAAATGAGGGAAATGGAGAAAGTTGGCAAAATTTTAGAAGAGGTATATATAATACTTCTTATCTTAAGAGTGTAACTGAAACTCCATTTTATTTATCATCATACGAACCACCATCACAACCTGTGATTGGAAATTCAACAGACGTTAGTAACTTTTTAAACTCAACAAAAAATAATGAGTTTGATAGAACAGACATTTATCCGTATGTTAACGTTGATTGGGTAAATAAAAATTTAGCAAACTCACTTAGTATTAATGGAGACACTAAATTAGCATTTAATACGAATAAATCAATTTTTTATAATACAACAATAGTCCAAACCGCCAACTTTAAAGATAATAGCGATTCTAATTTTGTTAGACCATTTACATATTTTAACAATAATGGAGTTACAGACCCAACGATAAGTTTAACCACAAAACAAAGTTTATATAATTTTTATGAAGAAAGAAGTAAAAACTATGAAAAACAATTTTTAACGGAAGGAACAGTAAATTATGTTGAGTACGATAACGAATTGTTATATAACCAAACAACATCGATGTTAAATACCCCATATTTTGTTAACTCAATATCAAAAGGGGTTGAAAATTTTAGAAATAGTAATTTATATCCTTATAAAGAAGCCGCATATTTGTTTTTAAATTCCTTACCACTAACAACTTTAAGGGAAAAATATAAAAAACTTGACGGTACTGCAACAACTGATTTGGATTATATGTTTGCCACTTTTAAAAAATTTGGGTCAGTACATAGATTACCATACGCTTGGGTTTTAAAGTACGGATCAATATGGCACAGATATAAAAGTTGGATTGATAATGGATTTGATTTTATGACAACCCCTTGGGATAATTTTGACTACACAACAAATTTTGACCCAATAACTCAAAACATATCAAAGATATATAACTTATCTGGATACACCACAGTTACAACTGCTAATACCGAAGTATCATTACAAAGAGATGTTACATCGGGATTTTTAACCGCAACTCAAATGAATGTAGGGTTTTACCCAAAACTTATTAATGATTTGAATGTTTTTTATAATGGATTAACCCTATTTGAAAACTATACTGATTTAGAAATACAAGAAAATATTGACAGTAAAAAATTGTATTTAAATTTATCCGATAACTCATTAATTAATTATGATTTTGGGTTTGATAATGCGGACCCTAATAGAGCTTTAAAAATTTCTACGTTATCAACAATGATTAAGGATGATTCAGGATCAAATTATTTTATTACTCCATCATTTGGCTCTAGTTTTAATCAAACAAAATATGAATGTTTTAGTGGACCACAAGGTCAAGAAAAATTAAAAGTTGAGGTAAAAAATAATCCTGCGGTTTTTAACGGATCTGTTAGAATGTTTTGGGCTTTACCAAATTACGGGTATTTTGATAATAATAGGTTAGGAATTAATTCACCAGATGAGTACCTAAAAAGTATTATTCTTGACGAGTCAAAACAACAAAACTTTTTAATAGCCGGAGACGTTACAAAATATACAAAAATAGAGGAGATATTTTCTATTTTTGAAAAGAGAGTTTTAGATTTATTTGAAGAACACTTTTTAAATTTTTCTAAATCAAAATATGACTATACTAACATAACAAAAACACCACAGGGAACCACATCAGCTGAAGATTCGGTTTTAATAAAGTATAGGAACTTTCAATTATTAGCTACTGAATTATTTAAAGTACCTGAATCGGTTTTTATAAGTGAAAATATAAGTGACAACGCAATTACCAAAATTAAAGGTAAACAATTAGAATTAGTTTATGGATTACTTAATAAATTTATAAATTACGATGTATTGTTTGATAATGGTAATCCTTCTTTTTACAATAAAAGAATATTTTATAGTTTAACTAGTTTACCTTTAGTTGATAAGATAGTACCTAAATCATATAATTTAGACACACCATATTCTTTACCATCGTTGAATGGAACTACAACATTGGCACAATCACAGAATGCCTATCCTGATGAGTGGAGAGCGTTAGAGACATATGTTGGGTTCTCAACAATACCTCAATTAGAATATACAAATATAGGTTCATTTATAACCGATTTCTTTATTGATCTTGACATATCATTTTCTGTTGATAACATTAGAGATTTTGCCCCATTAATTAAAATATATGCGACACAAAAATTAAATGATAATACGTTTAATGAGTTTAAATTTAGAGAATTATTAAATAGTCATTTTGAAAGTTGTAATTTATTTAAAAATGATATTATAAACACATTAATGCCTGAGGTCCTTAAAAAATTACCTTCACAAGTTATTACCCCACAACCAAATAAGGCCAATTATACGGGTAATATTGGTAGAATTGAGACTTGGGAAAAAATAAAAGCATTTAACGATAAATGGATTGCAGGAAATGATTATAAAGAAAATTCACTTTTTGAAGACTTTTTATTTATAGACAGGGCATCAAGAAATATTGCCGGAGAAGTTTATTGTGATGTGGTGGTTTGGAAAGATAAACTTGAGGAATCAATTTTAACAAAGCCCGATAGACCACTTTTTTTGATATTAAGAGAATTAATAGAGGCGAGTGGATTTACAGTTTTGGACTACGCCGGATATGTTAATTATTATGACGTTAACGACATTACAGTAAGACCAAACCCATCTAACCAAGGATCAACATCTATCGCTAATGATATTTTTGGAACATTCTTAAATGTTGATTTTAGAAATTCTAAAAGTAAAATGATTTGTACTTTTGCAAATGAGTCAAGTAAAAATTTAGACATACCAAATAGTGACTTTAGAAACGACGTATTCCAAATTAATAGACAATCTGAAAACCCATTATTGGAAAATCAAAGTAAAAAACAAGATTGGGGTCAGTCTAATAAATTAGTTGCTTTTAATATGGATATTGGTAGATTTAATCAAGGTATATTTACAAGTTTTGACATTAATATGAATTCAGGTCAAAAAACCGCAGAAGAAATAAGAATGTTAGAATATACCGCAAATCAGGCGGGAGGTATTAATGTTACCCCACAAAGTCAATCAATGTATAATTTCTACAAATATAGAGTTTATACTTGTGATGTATCTATGATGGGTAATGCTTTAATACAACCAAAAATGTATTTTAACCTAAGAAATGTTCCTATGTTCTCAGGACCATACCAAATACAAAGTGTTTCACACTCTATTGGGCCTGGAAATTTTACAACATCTTTTTCGGGAACAAGACAACCAGTTTATGAAATATCAGCTCAAGATTCATATCTACAAACAATATATAAGAATTTTGTTACACCACTTTTAAATAAAGTTAAAAACACAACAAGCGCAAATGTAACAACAAACATCATTGGACAACAAAATAGTAAAATGAACACTGTTAACGGACCTAATACTCCAAGTTCAACTCAATGTGGTCAATTCTTAGTTTCTCCGTTTGATGTATTTAACTACTCCGCATCAACCCAAACAGTAATTTCTGAGGCAAGTATTGTTGACACAATTAAACCAACCGTAAACAGTAAATTACTATTAGGTAACCAAAATACTGCATTAAGATATTATATATTCATAATCGGATATATTGCTAATTATGATGGAACCACATTTAAAGTGAACTCAAATAATTTTGGAAATATACCTTTAAATCAATCACATTTAGGAGATAATGATTTGTATATCTCAGGAGTAACAAATAGTTACTTCTGCCAAAGTAGCGGTAATGGACAAATAATACCAACCGCGGCGTTTAGCTCGGTAACAAACCCAATTACAGTTTTAACTAATAAATTTTTAAGTTTAGCTAATGGGGATGCTTTCCTTTCTAATTTAACAACAACTCAATTGACTGCAATAACACTTACAAATAGTGCAACAACACCATCATTAAAAGTTGTTGAAGGGTTTAGTAAATTATATATTACCACATGGCCTAATCTTGTTAATGAAAATGTTTATTTACAATTACAACCATCTGATAAAATATCATTAAACGATAAAATAATAAATGCCATTAATACGGCTAATGGATTAAAGTTAGGGACATAATTTAAAACATTTACACCTAACGATATATTTATAATAAAATAATAACTATGAATACAAAATTAATTTTAGACAATTATTTGGGTAAAAACACCAAGATTTCTGAAAAAGATATGGGTGACGGAACCAAACAAGTTTGCGATTTAGAGACAAACGAATGTTATGTTGTAAGAATGAAAGATGGTCTTATAGAAAGAGTAGATAATACTATGAATAAATTTAAAAAAATCCAGGTAGAAACTAAAACTGGTATAAAAACATTATTAAACGGATAAAATGAGTATAGACAGAAAAATTTTAGAAGAAATTAGAAGGGTAAAATTTATCACTAATTATATTACAGAGCAAGGGGCACCTGAAGATCCGTTGGCAGGTTTAGGTGGAGCACCGGCACCTGAAGATCCTTTGGCGGGTTTAGGAGGAGCACCGGCACCTGAAGATCCTTTGGCGGGTTTAGGAGGAGCACCGGCACCTGATGCAGGGGGAGCACCGGCACCTGATGCAGGAGGAGCACCGGCGCCTGATGCAGGAGGAGCACCGGCGCCTGATGCAGGAGGAGCACCGGCACCTATTGATATCGCAACAGATCCTGACGTTGAAGAAGTTGGTAAAGAAGGAGAAGAAGGAGAAGAAGAAGAATTAGATATTACTGATTTAGTTACTGCACAAAAAAATATTGAGAATAAACAAGAGGAATATTTCCAAAACTTGTTTAAACAATTGGAGGCTATGGACTCTAAACTTAAAGAAATGGATGGGATGACAAATAGATTAACATCTATTGAAGATAAAATTGAAAAGTACAGACCTAAAACTCCACAAGAAAAATTAGAATTAAGAAGTTTAGATTCAGGACCATTCAAACAAAAACTATCTGATTTCTTTGTTGATAAACAACAAGAAATGGAACAATCAGGAAAAAATGAATATATTTTAACTACAGATGAAGTAAAACAATATTCACCAAATCAAATCGAAGACACGTTTAATCAGTACGGTCAAGATGAAGATGATATGATGTAACACTTTATAGAGGGGGAATTAATAAACCCCCTCAAATTTTTTTAAATACTTTATTGACTACCCTACTTTTTATAACTATATTTTCTACGTAAACCTTTAATAAATATATACACAATGGCGACAAACAATGTTTTAGATGCAGTTTTGGCTCAATATGAGACCTCAAAACAAGGTGGTTCTTCTTCCACCTCAAAATTTACACAAGAAGAAAGAATGAAAAAGTATTTCGCGGCAATCCTCAAGGATAACGAAAAACAAGGACAAAAAAGAGTCCGTATCTTACCTACACCAGATGGTTCTTCACCATTTAAAGAAGTATGGTTCCATGAAATTTTTATCGACGGAAAATGGCAAAAGTTTTATGATCCTGCCAAGAATGACAATGAACGTTCACCATTAAGTGAAGTTTATGATGAACTAATGTCAACAGGTAAAGATTCTGATAAAGAACTTGCAAAACAATACAAACCTCGTAAGTTTTATATTGTTAAAGTTATTGACCGAGACAGAGAAGAAGATGGAGTTAAATTTTGGAGATTTAAACACAACTACAAACAAGAAGGTATTTTTGATAAAATTATTCCTATCTATAAGGCAAAAGGAGACGTTGCTGATTCCGAAAAAGGAAGAGACCTTATCCTTGAGTTGACAAAGGCAAAAACTCCAAAAGGGGCTTTCTATACCGTAATCCAAACGGTTATGTATGATGATCCTACATCTGTTCATGAAGATGAAGACACTATGAATGGGTGGATTTCTGACGAACTTACTTGGGAGGATGTTTATTCTAAAAAACCTCTTGAATACCTTGAGTCAATCGCAAGAGGAGAAACACCAAGATGGGATTCTGATGCGGGAAAATACGCTTACTCAAATAACGAAGTATCAAATGTTACAATGGGTGGAGGTAAAAAATCAATTAATGATGTAAAAGATCCACAGTCTAACGACAAAGTGGATGAAGAATTACCATTCTAATTTATTGAACTTGGACATCTACTTAGACAAGGTGTTCAAGTTCTTATTTTTTAAAATCAAAAAAAAAATATATGAACAAAATAATTGAAAAAATGTATGAGGCACTATGCTTAAAGTATAGGTCTGAAATGGCGGAAGCCGAAGCGACTATTTTAATCTATTTCAACAACCCCGTTGCTATTGGAGAACATCCACAACATTTAGAAGAAATGGATAAAGTAATAGAAAAAATGGCAAATGCTAAAGGTAAACTTGAAATGTTAGAAGTTATTTACAAGTACAACATTAAAAGGGAAGAAAAGTTTGAAATAACTGAGGAAATGTTAAACGTATTAAAAGAACAAAACAAAGATGGCAATTAAAAAAACCGATTTCGGTTTATTAAAGAAGAAATTTTCCACGTCTGCAAAATATAAACCACAAAGATTTTTTGATCTTGGAGAACCATTTTTAGATGCGGTCGGATTACCAGGTCCGGCGATGGGACATATTAATATGTTCTTGGGACATTCTGATACTGGTAAGACAACTGCCTTAGTTAAAACCGCAGTAGATGCACAAAAGAAAGGTATTCTTCCTGTGTTTATTATTACAGAACAAAAATGGAGTTTTGAACACGCAAAACTTATGGGTTTTGAATGTGAAGAAGTTGTTGATGAAGAGACGGGAGAATTAGATTGGGATGGATTTTACATATTCAATAATAACTTTAGTTATATAGAACAAATCACCGATTACATTAATTCTTTATTAGACGCTCAAGAAAAGGGTGAATTAGATTATAGTTTATGTTTTATGTGGGATTCAGTTGGTTCTGTTCCTTGTAAGATGACATACGAAGGTAAAGGAGGTAAACAACATAATGCATCTACTTTAGCTGACAAAATTGGTATGGGGATTAACCAACGTATTTCAGGATCACGTAAATCTGATTCTAAATACGAAAATACATTAATCATTGTAAACCAACCTTGGGTTGAATTACCTGATAATCCTTTCGGACAACCAAAAATTAAGGCAAAAGGTGGTGAAGCAATTTGGTTAAACTCATCATTGGTATTCTTATTTGGAAATCAAAAAGGGGCTGGAACAACTAAAATTACGGCAACTAAAGACAAACGAACAATTAAATTTGCGTCAAGAACAAAGGTATCTGTTATGAAAAACCACATCAACGGACTTGGATTTGAAGATGGGAAAATAATTATAACACCACATGGATTTTTACCTGGAAAAGAGGCTTCTGAAGAGAAGGCTTCAATTGAACAATACAAAAAAGAATACGCTGAGTATTGGAAAGAAATTATCGGAGTTGATGGTGATTTTGATTTGAAAACAGAAAAAGAAGAAGTATAGTAAGAACCCTGTAATTAACAGAAATGACAAAAACGTTATTGATTGACGGAAACAACCTATTAAAAATTGGATTTCACGGAGTAAAAGATTTCTTTAATAAAGGAGAACACGTTGGGGGTATTTGGCACTTTCTAAACACCGTAAGACGTTTCCTTGAAGAAAATAACTACAATAAAGTGGTTGTATTTTGGGACGGAGAAACAAGTTCTTCACAAAGAAGATTATTATATCCAAAATATAAATTAAACCGTAAATCCGTCAAACCCGAAGAATTTAGAGAAGAGTCCTTCTCAAACCAAAAACAAAGGGTTAAACAATATCTTGAAGAAATGTTTGTAAGGCAACTAGATGTTGAGAATTCGGAAGCCGATGATCTAATTGCTTATTATTGTCAGATTTCTGAAGACGAAGATAAAACAATTTTTTCGTCAGATAGAGACCTCACACAACTTATTTCTGAAAAGGTAAGTATCTATTCGCCACAAGCAAAGAAGTACTTTAAAAATGGGGATACAATCAAAATTGATCAAACAGAGATCCCACATTACAATATTAAAACTTATAAGATATTAACCGGTGATAGTTCGGATAATATTGATGGTATTTTTTATCTTGGTGAAAAAACTTTTATAAAATTATTTCCTGAAATACTTGAAAAGAAAATTAGTTTTACCGATATTTTAACAAAGGGTGAAGAGTTACTTAAAGAACAAAAAGATAATGTGGTTTTAAAAAATCTTCTAAGTGGAAAAACAAAGGAAGGGATATTTGGAGATGAGTTTTTTGTAATAAACGAAAAATTAATTGATTTATCAAAACCTTTAATTTCCGAAGAAGGAAAAGAATTAGTTCAGTCGTATTACTCAGAGTCATTGGATCCTGACGGAAGGGGTCACAGGAACTTAATTAGAATGATGATGGATGACGGATTCTTTAAATATTTACCAAAGGGTGATGACGCTTGGGTTAATTTTTTAAAGCCATTTTTAAAACTATCAAGAAAAGAAAAAACAAATTTTAGAAACAGAACAAAAAAGTAAAAATGAAAGAACAAGACGTAACTAAGTTAGAATTTTTGTTGATGTGTAATGACAACATCGTAGTACAAAGATTTTTTAATGTAAAAGGGTTTAATAAACATGCCCACAAATCGGAAGAGTTTTATGAGTATATAAGGACATTTTGTAATGAACTTAAGTATGATTTAAAAATGAGATCGGTAGTTTATATGTTGGAAAACAGATACGAGATTAGTGAAAACCCAGATGTATTGAACACCTCAATTACAGAAGGATTTGAAAACTTTAATCTTTATGTTAAGATTGATAACATGACAATTTGTCAGAGATCATTTGACGCTAAAGTGTACCCACCAAAGGTAAGATATACCGTAGATCTACGGCCAAAGTTAAAACAGGTACTTACAGACCTAACTGACATTTTTTCAGGTAAAAAATTTAATTATTTCTACCCACAATTTATTCAAAAGTAAGAGTATTTATCATTACTAACAGAAAGAAAAACTATGGCGACTAATAAAAATTTTGAATATCTCGGTAACAATTTTCAGATACAATTACTTAATCAAATCATTTTAGACAAAGAATTTTCTCACTCAATTATTGACGTTATTGAAAATAATTATTTTGAGAATAAGTACTTTAAGATTATCATTCAGATGGTAAAAGAGTATTATACAAAATACGAACATACACCATCGTTTGATACATTAGAACAAGTCGCAAAATCCGAATTACAACAAGAAACCGCAGTTAAAGTAGTTCTTGACACAATTAAAAAAATCAAGGACGCACCTATCGATGGTGTAGATTTCGTACAAGAAAAGGCTCTTAAATTCTGTAAACAACAAGAGTTACAGAAAGTAATGAAAAGGGCACAAAAAATCATCGACGGTGGTGAGTTTGAAAACTATGACACATTAGAAGAAATGGTTAGAGAAGCCCTACTTGTTGGGTCAAAAGACACCACAACAATGGATGTTTTCTCAAACTTAGACCAAGTCTTGGACGAGGATTACAGACACCCCATTCCAATGGGAATTCCAGGAATTGATAGGTTGTTAAAAGGAGGATTAGCAAAAGGTGAGATCGGTGTTATATTGGCACCAACAGGAGTAGGTAAGTCTACTATCCTTACAAAGATTTCAAATCACGCATTTAACTTAGGATTTAATGTTCTTCAAGTATTTTTTGAAGACAACCCAAAAGTGATACAAAGGAAACATTTTACCCTTTGGACAAAGATTCACCCTGATGAATTATCAGAAAAAAAAGAAGAGGTGATGAATAAGGTAAAAGAAATCAAAGAAAAAATGCCAAACACATTAGATTTGAAAAAACTACCTTCAGATACTAAAACAATGACTCAAATAAAGAACGAAGTTAGAAAAATGATTGCGGACGGAATAAAGATAGATATGATTGTTTTGGATTATATTGACTGTATCGTTCCTGATAAAAATTTGGGTGACGAATGGAAAAGTGAAGGTTCTGTTATGAGAGGATTTGAGTCTATGTGTCATGAATTAAATCTTGTTGGTTGGACTGCAACACAAGGGAATAGAGCGTCTATATCTTCTGAAGTTGTTACAACCGATCAAATGGGGGGATCAATCAAAAAGGCTCAAGTAGGTCACGTTATTATTACAGTAGCAAAAACGTTACAACAAAAAGAAATGAAATTAGCCACAATTGCAATTACCAAGTCTCGTGTTGGAGATGACGGTGTGGTTTTTGAAAATTGCAAATTTGATAATGCGATGATTGACATTGATACCGAATCCACAACCACATTCTTAGGTCTTGAAGAAGAAAAAGAAAAAAGACAACGATTACGGGTTAAAGAGTTGTTGGAGAAAAGACAACAAAGAGAACAAGACAAACAAAAAAATTAAACAAATAATTAAATTAATAAAAATGGATATTTCACAAAAAATATTGAGTGATATTACGGTGTATATGAAATACGCTAAATTTGTTCCTGAATTAAATAGAAGGGAATCGTGGGAAGAATTGGTAACAAGAAACAAAGAAATGCACCAAAAAAAATACCCACAAATTAAAGAAGAAATTGAAAACGTATACAAAATGGTATATGATAAGAAAATTCTTCCATCAATGAGATCTTTACAATTTGGAGGTAAACCAATTGAGATTTCACCAAATAGAGTTTATAACTGTGCTTATTTACCTATTGACCATACGGACGCATTTTCGGAGACAATGTTCTTACTTTTAGGGGGTACAGGTGTAGGATTCTCAGTACAAAGACACCACGTAGATAAACTACCAGAAATTAAAAAACCAAATCCAACAAGAACAAGAAGATACTTAATTGGAGATTCAATTGAAGGATGGGCAGATGCAATTAAAGTACTTATTGAGTCATATATGGGTACAAAATCATCAACCCCTGTGTTTGATTTTTCCGATATCCGACATAAAGGAGCCTTATTGGTTACTTCTGGAGGAAAAGCTCCAGGTCCTCAACCATTAAAAGATTGTATCCACCACATAACAAAAGTTTTAAATAACAAAAAAGATGGTGAAAAACTAACCTCAATTGAAACTCACGATATTATATGTCATATTGCAGACGCAGTACTTGCGGGTGGTATCAGAAGAGCGGCACTTATCTCATTATTCTCGGCCGATGATGAAGAAATGATTTCTTGTAAATCAGGTAATTGGTGGGAACAAAACGCACAAAGAGGTAGAGC